TGGGCCGATCAGTGAGGTGCCAGCTGGCCACGCGCCTGCGGCTTTTGGGCCGTACAGCATATTGCTGGCCGTGTTGATGTAGAAGTTGCCATCGATGCCGGCACCTGCCACTGGAGCGACTGCGCCGTACAGAATGGTATTGCCGTTGGTTCCCGCAGCGCCGGTTGCACCCGTTGCGCCGGTTGGTCCCTGTACACCTTGAGCGCCCTGCGCACCGGCAGCACCAGTCGCGCCCGCCGGGCCAATCAGTGAGGTTCCAGCTGGCCACGCGCCTGCGGCTTTTGGGCCGTACAGCGTATTGCTGGCCGTGTTGATGTAGAAGTTGCCATCGATGCCGGTTCCGGCAGCGGGAGCGACCGCGCCATAAAGGATCGTATTACCGTTGGTTCCCGCCGCGCCCGTTGCGCCGACATTACCTTGAACGCCCTGTACACCTTGCGCACCAGCAGCACCAGTCGCGCCCGCTGGGCCGATCAGTGAGGTGCCAGCTGGCCACGCGCCTGCGGCTTTTGGGCCGTACAGCATATTGCTGGCCGTGTTGATGTAGAAGTTGCCATCGATGCCCTCTGTCGTCGGGATGGCCGGGCCGTACAGGACGGTGTTGCCATCTACTACATTTGCGGCTGCGGCAAGCAAGTCATTTGCAGCCGTAAGCATATCGATCGCAGCATCAATAGCCAGTTGACCGTCCGGCTTCCCAGAATACGCCGGCATGTTGACAATATTTTCTAGGTTGCAGGCCGCATTCGGCACGGTGCCTGTCAGCGACAATGCCTTACCACTCGATGAAACGATCTTGAAAATATATTGGCTACCCTGTGTACCCAATTGATTCGGGAACAAATTAAGCACAGCGATGCCGCTAGCATTAGTTGTGGCAACCACCTGATTCGGCACGACGAAACCACCATAGACTTCATCGCGCGTTAGGATGGCGCTGATCTTTGCACCAGCTAATACGCTGCCGTTCTGGTCGGCGATTGTGACGGTTACCGGTACGGTAGGAATAGTCATCTAGGCGACTCCTAATTCATCAGCACAGTGGTATGTGCGGGTTTGAGCTTATTTAGGCGGCATTGGAGTTCGGACGAATGCCAAGATCTCAGTGGGCTATTGCATGGATCACCGCAGCGCATCTCATAGACAGTCAAGGTATTATCTACATTGACGCGCCATACAAAACGCCATTCTTCGCCGTACACGGCACTACCGCACGGATCGCCGCAGCTCATCGGGCGGAATTCGGTGATTGAGGCGCTGGCATAGCCTAGGTTGGCAGCCATATCGAGATAGAACTGACGGCTCTGACCGCGCACCTTGCGCAGTTTTTCCAGCACGCGTGCGCGACGCTGTGAGACTGTCACTAGCGCAGTGCCCGCACAACTATCCGGCAGGCCAAGCACTCGCTCCCAGTCAGCCAACAGCTCGCTGGTCAAACGTGGGTCGGATTCATCTATCAAACGGTCAGCTGATACCTGCGCGGTATCCAGCGCAGCGCCATCAGCTGACAATTCAACAGACACCACTGGCGCATTCGGGTCATAAGCGAGCGGTGGAAGCAAGCGTTTGAGTAGATCGGCAGAGATCATCGCGCTCATGTCAGTGTCACCGTTCCCAGTATGGCAAGCTCGCTGTGCGTCGCATCAACCAGCGCAACGACATTGGCGGCAGGGACGGTCAAATTGACATCCACCACGCCAGTTACACCCATCATCAGACTCACAAGACGCGCACGCGGAACAGGATCACCTACGTGAAGAGTGGCAAACCATGCCGCCATCAACGAATTAATACGCGCAGTGGCATCTACCAAGGTCGTGCCAGACAGCGTTAAACTCGCTGCAACATCAACGGTTATTAACGTCGGAGCCATCACCAGTAGATCAACACAAGGTGGAGATTGCTTAGTAAGATAGCTCGTCACATCTGCGATTAATTGAGCAGACGGCAAACCGCCTGCCGCCTCAATTACTACATCCACAGCATTGATTGCACGGCGTTGCGCAAACACATAGGCATCCGTCACACCTGGAACTTCCATCGCCCAGGAAAAATAATCATGCTGTGCCCCACCCATCGGCGGCATGCGCATGTCATACAACACACGCGTCAACAAATCGGCATCGCTCTCTGCATCAGCGCCGCCGGTCATGCTGAGGATACTGGCTGCCGATTGCACACCGGTAGGCGACGCGCTCAAAGTCAGCGCGGCAGCAGCCAGCTGATTTCCAGACAATCCAGCCACCGATGCCTGGGCGGCAATATCTACCGTGCCGCCCACACCGATCACACCCGCCGCACTGGTGAGATACGCCACACCGCTGGTCGTCTTAGCTTCAGTTCCGATTGCGATCGCACTACTGGCCACGCCGGAAAACCGAATCGTGCCCGTGGCCACAGCAGCCGATTTACGAGCGATGTTTCGCAGGCTGGCATGGCGTTCGAGGTAATCGCTATCCGCCGTATCCGGAAAGAGCTGACGGACGACCCATTGCTGATGCTGATACAAGCCTTCGACGGCTGAGGCGGTGGCGTTTGCGCGCATGGCAAAATCCGAATCATCGCCCACATAGGCATCAGGCCGCTGGTTAGCGATGTCGCGCAAAATATTGGTGCGAATCTGGCGGTAATCTGGTGTGGTAAAAGGCACGTTAAATCACTCCGACAGGGTGTTGAAAAGTTAACGTCTGGCCATTCGCCGCCAGCGCCTTGATCAACAGATTAAGACGGCCTGCAGCACGCTCGGTGGATACGGTGATACTGGTAGCGCGACCATCAGCGACACAGGGCGCCAGCGCAGCTTCAGCATATTGTTTGGCGAGGATAGCGACCCGCGCGACATCCTTCTCGCGCTTCAACTCATGAAGGCGACTGCCGATGGTTTTTTCCGCCCAGTAACTACCCAGCGGAATAGACAGACGCAGGTAGCACGCATTGGCCAGGCCGCCTGCCGGATCACGCTCGGCAGCGCCTTGCAACAGCACATAGTCTTTACTTGTCGGGTCTATCAAGGTATCCATGCCGCGAGGTTACGCGCGCGCGGATGGTCAGTTAAGACGGAACAGGTTCCGCCATTCAAACATTGCGGGTTTTGATGGATTACATCTGCTGAGTCGGCGGGCTGACGCTGCCGCCTTGAGGGTCGTTTTGCGTATGGCCGTTGTAGGTGGTGCGCATCCCGGCCATGCTCTTGTTGCCGTGGTCGCTAATATCAGCCTGAGCAACAATGCTGCCCGCCACGTTAAGATCGCCGCTCATGTTAACAGTCGGCGTGGTGATATCCACAGCCAGCGCCGATACCACCTTCATGCGCCGATCTTTCGACAGGATAACGTGATCACCCCATTGGTTATAGATCGCCGCCTCGCCACTGGCCAGCCCCTTGAGGCGTAGCGTGCCGTGCTCGGTAGCGATGACGATGCCGTGTGCAGTCTGACCACCGACCGGCAAGATGATCGCCATCGTGCCGGCAGGCGGATTGCTGGTAAAACCAAACTGCTGAAATAACTCGGCATCCTGCAACTGCTCGCCACTCATACCATCCAGCTGTACCAACTGCACCGCGCTGGCAGATTTCACCAGTGTCAGCACCCCCCTAAAGGTGAGGCGGATGCCGCTTAAGGCGCGGCGAATACGGGCATCTATCGTCTTGATCATGTTGCGCTTGGAAAAACTTGGATTTGCGCAGGCGCACTGTTTTTACCGCGCCGGTGCTTACGTTTGTGCGGATGCGCATCCAGCGCCCAGACGCCATCTTCCTTGAGCGTCAGCGTGGTACGCGTGCCGTCGCTACGTGAGCGGGTGAACTTACGCGCCATCAGGAAATAAATATCAGCTACTCCGTGCGGTTCTGAAACGACATAGATACGCTGGCCGGGGGTCCACAACAGGCCAACTCCTACGCCATCGGTGCTACCGATGCGATGGCCCTGAACCGTAGCCGTCAGCGTCAGCCCCTTCAGACGACTATCCGAGATCAGCTTGCGTGCGCGCTTGCGGCAGATGTCGGTATTATCAGCTTCGTGGTCGCTGACAATCTTCGGACGATACCAGCTGATGCCGATATCTTTTTCAGAGGCGCGCAGCGCGTGTTTTCCCGGCTCAGTTTCCGTACCGTGTGCCTGGCCAAGCACCGTCACCTGCGAATAACGCTCGGCAACCGAATCAGTCTTGTCCAGGCTGATTACGTTGTTGCCTTGGCCATCCCGGCGTAGCACCAGCGTGGCCACCACAGGCAGGCTGTAGTCAGGCCCTCCGACCACCAGCGTGCCGTCAGGCTCGAACCACGGCCACAGGCCATTGGCTTCGGCAGCATGCGAAAGCACATCCCATGCGCTGTCGCCAGGCTCGATGTTGATTTTTTCGCGCGTACTGGTCGCTTCAGCATCGATGCGGATTTTAGTGATGCCCATCGGGCGAACCACCTTGGCGATGATCTCATCCAGACTGGCCATGCGCGCGGTAAAGATCGGCGCGGAACAGTCCAGCAGCACGGCAGCACCATCGCGACCTGACAGCGTCAGGGTATGCGACGCTTTACTAACCTGATGGCTGACCTCATCGATGCGCCCGGTCATCACCGTATCGCCGCCGACCTTGACCACCACCGGCGCACCGGCAACCACGTCGGGCGGCATCTGCCCGCCAGACATCCCGAGCGTGACATGCCATGCATCGGCGGGGGTGAGCAGATCAGAATCGACTTCATAGCTGGACCAGTCGCCGTGCGCTTTTCCGCCGATCAACAGTTCGACATTATCAATCGCAGGCATGGTCAATGACTTTAATGATGACGGGTTGATTCGGAATAAGCCACTCAACAGCCTTCATTCCAACCATAACCAGCGCACCGATCAGGATGATAGACGCCAGTCTTAATGTCAGATTCAGAACAGGATGTGCCTTGATTTTATTTAGCATATTACTCTGCATCTCTAGCAGAACTGTCAGTCTTGCGTTCATTGAGCCAGGTGCGGTACTCCATAAAAACCTTCCACCCGCCAAACGAATTCAACAAAGCATGCTGCGCCCGATTACTCAAAAGAGAAACCCAAATTGCGGTCGCAGCTATAGCGCCGCCCGCAGCCAAACACATAATGATGTAACCAATACACATTGCCACTATATTCATTGAATTACCTGGCATAGCCACTCACCACCTCTCCTTGACGCACGAACGGGCTGCGTGCGCCATTCAGACGATACAGCTCAGTCGCCCGCGTGTGATCGCCGTACCACAGATGCGCCAGCAGGCGGAAATTGCCATCTGCCTCTGCTGTGCGCTGTATAAGTGGCGGACGCGTGACAATGATCGCCCGCGCCGCCTCCTGAACCGCCAACCCTTGGTCTTTCAGCGGTTCTGTTATCGTGCGCCCCTGCTCAACGCCATAGATCGCCCGTACCTGCACGATGGCAGCCTCGATCGCAGTGCGTGCCGTATTAGCGATCGCTTCGATCTGCACTGGTGAGAGGGTGGGCGTGGCTGCCTCGACCGCCAACAACACGCCAGCTGCATCGGCCAACCCTGATGCGGTATTGACCTGCATCGTCGCGGCCGCAGCGGCGATGCCTTGCGCCTCGCTCGGTGTGTTGCTGTAGGAAATAGGGGCAGGCACAACTGAAGAGGGAGTGCTGAAGATAGAAAAGGCGTTCAGATCGCTTTGAATGCTCGCCCAGTCGGCCACCAGCTGATCACCAAACTGTCGCACATCGAGGATGCCGCCAACCAGTGCGGAAATATCATTTCCCCAGGCGCGAGGGTAAGCCAGCACATCCAGACCAGAGAGCACCACACCCGCCTGCTTACTGATCGCCAGCAACGGCCCGGTCAGTGCGGTGCGCAAGGCATCCAGTGCAGCCAATGGATTGCGCATCCGATCCACCACAGCCCCCATGTTTTCGGTGGCGGCCGCTGTGGCAGCCGTGCCGTGCTGAGCAATAGCCTCAGCCTTTTGCACAGCCAGCTCGCGAATAAAGAAAGGGGCAGCAGGGGTGGATTCAACAAACTCGATCTCGACCTGAGCCTCGTCAACGGCCTCAGCATCATGTGCGATGCGATAGGTCGCCACCTGGCAGAACATCATCCCGAAAACAGGATGCTGCAACCAGCCGCCGAGGGGCGAGGTCTCATCCGGTATCGCATCAATCTTTACACCGTCCAGTGCGGCGATAAAGGTTTGCAATCGGCTTTCATAATCGATGCCGTAGAACACGGCGCGAATAGACACATGCCGCGCCTGTGTGCCCATATCCTCGACATCGGCACCGGCGACATAAGGGTAATCGTGTTCGACCAGTGCGTGCTGAACCGCATCGCTAGTGCCGACGCAATCAAACGTCACACCGCGAAAGGTCGCATCAAGTAGGGTATCGTTCCAGGCCATGCGCGCAGCTTACGCGCAAGGGGGAAGCGCTTCCGCTAGGAAGATGTTCCGTAGCTGCTAACTACGGCGTGCAGTCCGATCAATCTTGCCGGTGACAACCTGGGTGATCTTTTCACCATCCAGATGCAGATTGATTTCAAGCGCCTGTTGCGCTTCTTTGTTACCAAGCCACGAAAGCATCGTTGCAATTGTCCCGCCCAATGTTTCCTGAGCATCAGACCCCTCAAATCCAGCCTTGTTTATCAAGGTACCAGCGCCATAACCAAGTGCACCTGCTGCGGTCACCATTGCGAGAGATGCCGCCATCGCACCGGTACCTAATGCAGCAATCTCCGGAAGAGTGGAGTAAGCAATCCATTTTGCGCCAGTTGCAACAGTTTTTAATAAACCCGGTGCCGCAGCTGCAGCCGCAGTTGATGCGGCTACATCGGCAGTTATACTTGCCGCACTACTGCCAGCCATTTGCGCAAAGTTAGTCACATAAACCGGAGTTATACCAGCCGCAGCTTCGAGTGCTTTACCCGTTGCCACGCCTGCGCCCACACTGCCGAATTTACCCGCGATAGCCTTGATGCCCATACTGCCATAACGCGCCGCAGCGAGCGTGCCCAGCACTGCACCTGTGCCGCCCAGCAACATATCCTTGCCACTCATACCAAGGCCGCCGTTTTCCTTTTTATCCATAGACCAGCGAATGGTATTGGATAAAGTCTCATTGATTGGCTTGGAAAAATCATCCGCCGCTTGCCTGAGCGCAGCACCAAGCCGACCTGTCTGAGATACAGAATTATCCAACGCATCCTGGAGGTCTTTTTTTAGTGTGCCACTAGCCCCCTCGATCGTTTTTCCAAACTGTCTGGACTTAACCAGCATGTCGCCAGATAGCAGGGTACGCATACCCTTGATCGTATCGAGATCGGCTTTACCAAATGCAGCTGACATAAAGGCGTCTCGCCCTTGGTCGGTTTTAAGTTTATCGTATTGAGTCTTAATGTCCTGCAATACCTCAGCTGCTGCGCGTCGCGTGCCGTCTTTGTTGAAAAACTGCACGCCGGTGGCTTGGCTTGCCGACTTGCGATAGTTGGCATTATTGAATAAACGCAGCGTGCTATCTGCCAGTGTGGCCAGCCGTTCAGGCTGGCGCTCTACCAGGGATAATGTCTCCGTGAAAGCCAGCGTCTGATCGAAGTTCATCCCGGCCGCTTTCGCATTCACACCGATACGCGAGAAAACATCAGACAACCCCTCCAGCTCTGCATTGCCGAGCCTGCCAGCGACGGTCATTTTATCCAGCAATTTCAGCGCCAGACCCGGCTTGGAAAGATCAAAATCAAATGCCTGACCAGCCACACTCAGCGCACCAGATAAAGTGTCAGCTTGCGACCCGGTAACAGCCATCGCAATGTTGATATCTTTAATGGTGGAGCGAGCGGCGTCCCAAGACATACCGGACTGGATGAGATTATTGAAACCTTGCTGAAGATCTTCGACAGGCTTGCCGGTTTCCTGCGCCATCTTAAAAAGCTCGGCGCGCAATGCAGCAACCTGCGCTTTACTGGCACCCGCTGTCTGGCCGATCTGTATCAGGGATTGATCCAGCTTTGCTGCTTTGATGACTTGCTGAGCAACGGAAAGACTCACGCCGATGCTCGCCAGCTTTCCGGATAGGCTATTGAAACTAGACTTTAACGAGTCGAACTCATTACGCGCGAAATTTCCGAAGCGTTTTACCGACCCGCTTGCTTGCGTCAGGCCATTTTTAAGGCCAGAGCTATTGGCAATTAGCCGCAATGCAAGGGTAAGATCATTTGCCATTTTTTCTTGTACTCACAAATCGTTGTTTTGTGCCATCACGGCGTGCCGACTTTTTACCGGTCGCTTCACAAATAAGGTCGAGATAAGCAACCACCTCGACCTCAGACATTTCCAGTACATCCGACCTGCTAAAGCCATGCTTGACAAGTGCAAGCGTTGCTAGCCGATAGGGGTTAAGCTGGCCTTCGGCGGCTGAAACTTTTTTTCCAGATTCTCCTGCACCACCTGTATTGCTGCCAGATCAACATCGAACAGCTCCGCCAGCAATGCCGCCGTGATCTGCTCTTTAGGAATATCGCCCAGCTCAACAAGCTGCTTTGCCAAAACAGCAATGTAAAACTTCAAGCCGCTATCACTTTCTACCTCGGCAATCGCATCAAGCGTATCGCGTACTTTTGCGGGGCGAATCTTGAAGCGGGAATGCCTTTTCCCAGCAAACTCCAGCCCGATCGGCAGGACGCCATCAGCCGTGATCATTCCACCACCTCGCGCAGGCAAGCCATGCTCAAATCACGCTTGGCTTCGTTGTCAGTGCTGTATTTTTCGCCCACGTCTAGGGTAAAGCAATCCAGATAGCTGGTTCGCTTACCGCCCGCAACGGTAGGGAATATCGTCAGCTTCGCACCCTCAATGGCTGCCCAGTCAATATCACCAGTCACGGGAATGACTACCGATACCTTGAGGTCGATTTCCTCGACACCCTTGGAGAAACCTGCTGCTCGACCTGTTCTATTCATGGTCTTGACCAGCTTGCGGCCTGTTTTCTTGGTCACGTCAAGGCTTTCTACTTCCACCTCAACTGTGTTTACTTCCAGCACAATCGCACCGAGATACTCTTTTAAAGCCATGATAATTCTCCTGTATTTATTCCCTCTCCCGCAGTCAGGAGAGGTTTATGGTGAAAGGTTACAGATACAGATCGATGCGCCCGGCAAACACATGCAGGCCGTTGACCACGTTGGTCGGGATCTTCGCATCCAGACGGTTCGGGTCTTGCAGGTCACGTTCAACGATCAGCTGACCCTTCCACAGATCCACGTTCTGCACGATCTCCAGCTCTTCGAGCTTGTAGAGCACGTCCAGCAGCTCGGAACGCACCTTGTCGGGTGTACGCGCCGAGAGCTTTTCACGCGGGAAGCGCAGCGCGATACGCTCGCGGCAGGCTTTACGCACATAGTCCAGGGTGCGGATGGTCGTCAGGTCCAGCATCGAGATGTCCGGAACACCCTGCGCATCAAGCATATAAGTGGTGATGGCGCGCACGATCTGCACCTTCTCGCCCGGGCCTACCTCAGATGGGGTAATGCCGTTGTACAGCGCGTTCTCCTGCTCGACACGCCCCAGACGGTTCGCCAGCGGGTTCGCCAAAATGCCGATCAGCGGCAAGGTATTGAGCGGCCGCGCCGGATCCTCTTCACTGGCCACTACCGCACCATAAGCCGCCGCCACTTCAAAGCTAGCCTCAAAGCCGTTCGGCACCAACAAACCACTGATGCGTCCGCTGTTGATATTGGCAGCCAGCGTGGTACTCGCCGCCAGTGTGCCGGTATGACCAAAGATGCCGATCGCACCGCGCTGCTCTAGTGGACCGGAGACCGCATCCAGATGGGTACGCAAAGCAGTCAGACTGGTCTGATCGTTCCAGGCACTGATGATGATGTTGTGGCCTGCGGCGAACACCGTGGCCAGCACAGTAGCGATATCAGGATCTGTAGCACCGGCAGCCATCGCCACCACCGCAACCGTCACACCCGCAGCCGCAGCGACGGCGCTAACCTTAAGGCCATTGCCCAGCGTGCCATTGTTCTTGGCGGTCAGCGTAATCACACCCGCTACAGCAGCAGCGGTCACCGGCAGATCAGGCTGCTTGGCGATCTGCGCTACCAGCGCGGCGGCGATGATGGTCGGCGTATCGGCTGCCGTGACGGCCACGACGATCGACTGATCGCCTACGTTTAGCGTGACTACGCCACCGGCAGAGGCATTGCCGCTTATTGTCACCGTACCCGTTGCGGCTACGGAGGCAGCAGCGTCATCCAGCGCGATCATGGTCAGTGCCAGATAGTTGTTGGCCTGCAACGCCGAACGCGCCATCAGGTGAGCTACTGAGCCACGCCCGAAGAACGTCGCGGCATCGGCATCTGAGAATACATCCACAGCAACATTGGCCAGCACCGTACCCGCTGCCAGACGCTGACCGACGATCAGGGTCTTTTGCATGTTGCCCGGCAAGGTGCGCACGGCCAGCTTGGTGTTGAATTCAAAATACTTGCCCGGCTTGCGGATACTGGCCGGAATGTTGTCAAAAGCGATATTTGCGCTAGGCATTATGTGATTCCCTTCATTCAGAAACAGGAGCGCTAGCTCCGTTAGTTTTGTGGGACTGCCCTTGCGGCAGTGGTAGTTTTAACGGTTGCTTTGACCTCGATCAGATCGCCATCGGTGATGCGTCGCTGGTAATAAGCGCTATCAGGTACGACCACCGCCTTTGCATCGGTGATGTAATCGTGCGGCTTGCCTTCCATCGGCACTTTTAATCCTGTTGCGGCTATGAGGTTCATGGCGGATCCTTATCGTAAAGTTGTCAAATCTGCAGCATCTGCGACATCGTCGCCCGGCTTCAGGTAGTAATTGATACCCAGCTTGAGCCACATCGGATCGGTCGGGTCGATCGGCACACGCGGTTCGGTCTCGACAAACTCGGTGTGCCACTCCCGGGCGAATACGGCTACCGCCTGATTGTTGAGTTTGGTGTTATATAAAGTACGTGTCGCTCCCGGCTTAAAGTGTCCTACGCCCGCCAACCCCAGATCGTTATTGATCAGCAACAGACCGATATCCTCCAGCATCTGATATGCGCCCACCTCTTTGACCACACCGCCTACCGTCAGGCCATGCCGCGTCGAACGCTCGCCGCGCACATTACGCGCACCGACCATCACCACAAAAGTGGCAGGCGTCAGCCACTTGCTGCGCGATGTACCGAGCGGCTTGGGCTTGCCCGTGCCGCCGAACGTCACCCAGACAGCGGGAAACTTACGCACCACCTTACCAAGTTCATCATCCAGCTCACCGCCATAACTGGCGACTTCTGCCAGCGTGTAGCCCAAGCCTGGTGTAGCAGCATTGGCAGCCTGGATGCGAGCGATGATGGCGTCTTCGATCGTGGCGATCATGTCTAGCCTCGTGCTGCGCGATCAAACACGCGGCCTGTCGGTGTTGCGAATTGCACCGTATTGGTTGGTTGAGCAACATGGTTAGCTGCATCCATACCTAACCCGATTTCGCCCCTGGCGATCTTTTCCAGAAACTTAATTGCATCCTTGTAGCGATTACGCACCTCATCAGTCTCAGAGACACCCGCGCCACATAAACGGTAGCGTGCGATATCACAGGCAAAACCGCTGAGTATCCGGGGCGTACTGGCCAGCGGCAAGACATGTCGCGGAGCAAGGTACGGATCAATCTCGGCGTCGGCCTCAGCCAACGCGTCAGTCAACACCAATCCATCAATCACACCTGATCTGGCACGGTCTGTCAGCGCCAGCACTTCGTCCTCGCCGAAGCGTGCGATCATATTGGCCTGGGTGGCGTAAGACATTACTCAGCTGCCTTTCCGGCACCGGAGTCTTGCGCATCGGCGGGGGCATCGGTTTCCACTTCGCTGACGACCAGCATGGCTTCATTCTTGAGCAGCTTGATCTCATCCCGGCTCAGCTCGGATACCGGGATCACCGTTGCCTCGCGACCAAATGCACGACCTGCGCGACGAAAACCTTCGCGACTGGATACGATACTGAGTGCTTTTACTTTTTTTACTTTGGCTTCGGCCATGTCTATCTCCTAATCAATTTGTTACCCCCGCCGCAGATGGGCGGCGCGGGGGTTAGCGTACTACTCTCGGGGGGTATTCTTATGCAACGGTGCCGTCAGAGCCGAAAGCCAACTGCCAGAAGCCGTAGCCACCCGCAGCACGCGCTTCCGCGCCGAACTTGAACTTCTTGCGGCTGAAAACATCGTCCGCTTGCGGGTCGGTCTGCTCGACGAATACCGGCGCCTTGCGCTCCTGGTAGATGAACGGCTTGACCGGCTGTGACATATCCAGCAGGAACCAGGCGGTATCCGAAGTCAGGCGCGCATCCACCACCACCTCGAACGTGCCGCGATAGGGGTTGGTATCGTTCACGGCAAGGAACTCGCTATTGCGCAGCTTGAGAGCGGTCGTTTCCAGCGCAGGCGGTACCAGCAACACATTCGGCGTGATGTTCAGCGGGCGACCTTCGTCATCTTTGAACTTGCGCATCGCCAGACGCGCGGCGCCGAAGCTGGCCTCGGCCGCAGCACTGGATGCGGCGCTCAACACTTTGGTGCCCTTGTTCGATACTGAAACACCACTGACGGGGTGATCGGTATCGATGAAGAACTGACCATCGAAACACAGCGAGGCAAAGCTGGCATTAACCAATTCCATGACGATCTCATCCGGCAACTGCTTGGCTGAGAAGCCTGCCATCTGCGCCTGAGGTGCGTAGATGCCGAGCTGATCATCCTCGATGTCGTTACGATCAACCTCGACCGTCGCCTCGAAGTCGCGGTTGGGGATACTGTACTTGAAGGCTTCCAGCGACTTGACGTTCTTATCACCCACCCAGGCACGCATCTTGGGGAATTTTGACAACCAGGCATAGTCGTTCTGCGTGGTGGTCGAGGTGATCTTCATCGCGATTCTTTCCCAAACACTAGGGGCAGCGTCGAAGGCGTTGTTGAAGGTGGTCTTCAGGCTGATGAAGACATTGGACAGGTTTTGTTTATTGATGAGCATGCCGCCCATCGCAAAGCCGATGCCGCCATCAGCGAACAGGTCAGTGTGAACAGGTGCGCCGAATGCCAGCGAAGCAAAAGCCAGTGCGACTAAGCCAGCCAACCATGCCAAAGATTTAAAAGATTTCATGTGTGTATCTCCTGATTATTGAATTGATTGTGTGGCGCTTACAGTACCCAGACGCCGTCTGCTTCCACGCCCAGCACGATGCCTGCTGCCGAACGGGTTGCCCCGCCATTGGTCAGCGCGACTGTCTGATCGTCTGCGATGTAGCAAGCCTTGCCCAGACTTGCCTGGACAACAGGATCAGCGGCGAGGTTGGCAAACTTGAATGCCTCACCACGGCGCACCATCACAGATTTGGCACTGGCCGCACCGCCGGTATTATCGATTTGCTCTTCGGCGCGACCCAGATAGGTCAGGGTGGTAGCAGCAGCACCCGGCGTAGCCAAGCCTGCTGCGTTGGCCGCAACCAGTGAACCGGCAAAGATCTTGACGTTCGCTGCAAGCGGAACAGAAATCAGCAGCGGGTTTTTAAAATGGGTATTGCGATCAGCCGTAAGTGCAGCCATGTCTATCTCCTAAGTGGTATGTAGTGGGTTAAACCGCTTGCAAAGCCTTGGTTTTCTGAAAATCTTCCGGTGACACGCCCATGCTGCGGCACATCGCCAGCTCGGCATCATCCAGCGCACCAGGCGCAGCGCCTTCCGGTGCTTTGCCGCCAGTCTGCATGCCGGTCAACGCAGCGACCTGCGTGGCGGTATCCAGATATTGATTCAGCGCATCGAGGTCTTTACTACCCAGATCACGCGCCCACTTCTCCTGAGGTGGCAGCAGCTTGCCAGCGGATAAGGCGGTAACCACCACGGCATCCACGTCGCGAGTAACCTTCTCGCCACGCAGTGCGGCCAGTTCGGTTTGCAATGCCTGCATCGCATCTACCGGAACATACTTGGCAGGATCAGGCACCGCACCCTTGAGCGCAGCAATCTGTACGTCTTTGTCAGCCAGTAGCCCTGTGATACTGAAGCTTGCGGCAGCTGTAGCCACTGGCTCACTGGTCTTGATCAGATCAACCGCCTTTTGCAGCTCGATGGCGACCTGCTCGGGGGTGGTTAAAGTAGGCAAATTGAGCAAATAGCGCAGACGCTCCAACAATTCTTCCATGTCCATAGTGAGACTCTCCTGTGTTGTTGTTTCTGGGTTAAGGGAATAACTGGCAGCGGCACGGCTCAGCACATCGTCCATGCCGTCGATACAGGCGTAATTGGTGAGTGCGGCTGAATGGATGCCGCGAACGCGACCTGTACCGGCTTCGTACAGAATCACGGGGGAAATGTATTTGTATTCTTCGCCGTCAATGAAGGCTTGTGCGTTAGCTGTCCAGCGCACCTTGGCGAACAATCCTTCGCCTTCAGACCAGCGCAATGCCGCGCCTGAGAACCAGCCTGCCGCAGGGGCTGGCTGACCATTTTTCTCAGTCAACAGGGTTTGATGCTCGTAATCAATCACGAAATCATTTTCGCGCGCCGAGCAAAAGGCGATTACCTCGGCTGCAGCCCGGGCATCCATTACCCAGTTTTTCGCATCTTTCGGGCGACCGTCAATGCCGCGAAAAGCGCCCGCCGGGGTGAGCTGGATTTCGCCGTCGTCATTCATCACCACCGAACAGGCGGCGATGCCGAAACCGAGAGCAGGCTTTTTGGGTTTTGATTTGGCTTGCGCCGAAACTCTGTCCTGCTTCTGAGAGGGTGAGGTCGTTTTCATGGTTGCCATTGTGGCAACCGGGGGGAGGGGCGTTAAGGCGGAACAGGTTCCGGTGGTGCAGCAGCTATTTGAGGTGCTTTTTTACACTAAACCAAACTCATAAAAGCGGCAAGCGAATCTGGCGAGCAGCTGGAGTATGCTCAATCACTTCCAGTATGCTGACTTCTTGGCGTAATACACCACCAGCATCTAGATAATGCCTGCGCTTAATCAAGACACGAAAAATATCATTCTTACCAAAACGCTCTTCATCTTTATCAACCCGACTCAGAAAGACATCATCCAGAATGGCTGCATAAAAAGCTGATGCCCCATCCGAAAACCGCCATTTATTATCATCCTTAAAGACGACTGCGACTAATTGCAGACGTTCTTCAGACTCGGTTTCAGAAATAGTTTGTTCAGCAGCTTCCGGGGCAGCAAACCAAAATGACTCAGTGTGCGTGACAGTCACCTCGATAGCGCTGTCAGTGCCGCTGGCAAACACATCTACGCCATCACGTGCGAGTGGCTCACGTATTACACCATCCAGTGCGCGGCGCGTTTCAATATCCATCAGCAGCTGCAATACTTGCAGCTCTATTTCAAGCGCATCGTCATCCACATAGAGCGTTGCACGACTATCTGACTTGACTACCTGAGTTAAGGTGCGACCGCGCAGCCATTTGATTACGCCAATCAGACCATTCTTGGCATCTTTTCCGGAAAGACCGAGCATCGATAACAAGCCTAATATAGCAACAGCCTCACGGGTATTAAACATATCCACTACGCCACGCACCCAACCTTGCAGCAATACCAGATCAATACCAAAGCTTCCTGTTTTGAATGAACCCTTGACGCTAACAGACACTTTTGAGTCTGCACCACTCAACACGCGATTCGCGTGTTCAAGCAAGTCACCGATCGCATGTAGCGCTGGCGCAAGCTGCCTCACCTCCATTTCATGTGAAGTGAGTGCTGGACCGTCATAGGTGATTCGTAATGTGCTCATGTGCGAATTGTAACTCCGATTCATAGCTTAGAGTAGCCATAGACCCCGTTAACTCCCCGTTAAAAACCATTGATTATTATTTTTCATACCATCGCCGCACCAGTATGAGCAAAACCGCTTAAATCGCTTCTGAGCGGGTTTCGCTCAAAACAACGAGCGCGTAGCGCGACTATGTTTTTAGGCGAAGACCCTTGCGATCTTGTTATCCAGCGACACGACGCAGGTAGTCGCCGACCAGGCCGAGGATGTTTTCCGACGCCTCGGCTTGCAGGTTGCCCTGCGCATCAATCGGCAGGAAGGGACGGGCGGCGATAACTTTATTGGGAATCATGCTGCGCGGACTGGTTACCCCACCTAGCTGCTGCATAGCCGCATATTTTTTATTACTGCCGACCGTAGCGCTCATCGCATCATGACTGGAGCCGATAGAGGATGACAACCCACCGGCGCTGACTTGCAACATCATGCCAGGCCATGTGCCGCGCTTGGTACGCATCGCAATCGTAGAGGGCTTTAACCCTAGCCACTTCGGACGGCCTTCGGAGGCAAAGTTCTTCTCGGTCTGCCGCTCCAGCTCCTGCGCGATCATGCTCATCACCGGAGACATGTTGTGCGCGGTAGCGGCCATCCGGTCAAGCATGGACATCACCGCTTTATCGTCTATCTTGATTTCAAACACCGCAACCCCCTATAATGCTTGCACGCCCATGATGAAAGCTGGAAATTAGACGGCGAGCCAGCGGAAGAGTACCTGCCCAGCAGGTGATGGTGAACAGCCGGTCACCCATCATGGAGCGCCCATCTTGATGTAGCGATCTGAATTAAAGCGCTTCGCTTCTACCTTGTAGGCATTCACCAGAACATCCATTTTGCCGAGTTTCTTTACGCTGAAATCAAGCCTGGCGGGAACATAAATAACCCGGCCATCCTCCGCAGGATAGGTGTAAACAATATCTCGCTCTTGTGTATCCCAATAAACAGCATTCGGCTTGGCGACGATGGCAGGAAGCGACTGATACTCAGTTGGTGTGAGCGCAATATTCCCGTCCTTATGTTTGAAGCTATCTGCATGCAGTAATCTTTTCTCCGGAAGCGCCAGTACACGCGCCGCATCCACACCGCCATTATGACCCTTCGCAAAGTCGGCAATTTCCTCAGATACAAAACCTACCACCTGCGCTTCATGACCTGGTGCGCGTTTGGTCAATGCCGTGCTGACCCAGCTGGCAAACACCTGGTGACGTAATTCTGAATTATTGATTGCCTGCACGGCCTGCACGCGGACAGCACGATCTTTCACCGCACTGATCTTGCGCATCACCTCGATATCGGTGCCGAATGCGGCACGACCCGGGTTATAACTCCACCCCGCATCCGGCGCGAACAACTTATCTTGCCCATCCACCTTGATGCGCAACGCCTTACCCGGCACCGTGCTGCCATCCTTTAGGGTGATATTGTGATCTATCAGTCGCTCATCGGACGATTCAACGTGGATATCATCGCGCTGTGCCTCGAATTCGCTGATCGCACTCACACGGCAGCGGCAGTTAAATCCGTTGGGCGGATAGAGTGCGCCCCACGCAGGGTCATCATAGCGAAACACCCGGCCATTCATCGCGCGGTGCGTCGGGCGGGTGCGTCCATCCATCACTGCGACGTACTGCCAGTAGGGATGCGTGCCGACATTTTCCATCATGCGTTTATAGCGCCCGGCCATGTAGGCGGTTTGCAGGTTGGTCTGGTAGATGGTCTTGAGACGGCGCGGGCTGCCCAGCTGTGCGGTGCTGACTTCACCAGTCAGCGTATTGACGTGTTCGGTCTTACCCCACCAACCTTTGGCTTGCAGGACAGGCGTTAAACTTTTCTGGAAATCACGCAGGGTGGTGCCATCGTTTAACGCGTCATCCAGCGCACCGCGAATATCGTTGAGGATGTCGGTATTCATCACCTTGGCCACTGTGAAGGCATTGGCATGTGCCTCTTGCCACAGCTCGCGCCAATCCCAGGTGATGGCATAGCCCTTGGCCTTGAAATATTCGATGGCCTGCTCGGGTGGCAGGCCAAAGACGGCTGACAGATCGACAGGATCAGGCATTGTTTTCCACGCTCAAGCGACCCCAAACATCTGCCACGAACATCGCCCGTGCCAGCGCCTGTTCGAGTTGCGCGGTATCCATCGCCGGGAAGGTCTCGGCCAGTGCATTGAATACCTCGGCATAGTCGGCAGAGGCCGCGATTAGTTCAAGCACCGGCTTGAGCGAGGCGCGGGCTTGCGCGTCCAGCTGCTCGGGTGCTATGCCTTCGATGGCAGCATCCAGTGCGGTTTGGTCGGGGAATAAATCTTTCGCCACACCCGCCGTCAGCGCAGCCATTTTCAGGGCGCTTTGCGTCATCGCCGCAGGTGGCGACAATACGCTTTCCCCCTCCTCGGCCAGCGGTATCCCCGCGCGCTGATGCGCCCATTCAGACGGGATGCGCATGCCGACGCCGACCAGCTTGGGCAGCGCGTCAGCCAGTACAGCAAGGTCCTCGCTGTCGTCGAACACAAACTGGAAGCGCGGCTGACGGCGTCTATCATCTACGCCCCCCTTGTTCAGTGCCAGCAGTGGATAGACCAGATCTCGGGTCAAAGTCCCGGCCAGCTGGATCGCATCCGACATCATCAAATCATGGCGCACCTCGTTGTGCACATTGCCCAGCGCATTGGTGCTGCTCTTGCCGTCCGCCTGGCTGGTGAGCGTACCACCCAGCACGGCCTTGCTGATACTCTTCTCCGCCCAGTCCATCATCGCCATGAACGGGCCTTCGCTGCCTTTTGCCGCCTCTTTAAAATCAATCAGCATGCCCTCAGGCACGATACCGGCGGCATCGTGGCCGATACTCATCACAGCGCGCAGCAGCGTGGCCTTTTCGTCGTCGGACGCGCCTGCCTGATAGGTTCCAAGGCGCAGCGGCAAGCCGTATATCTCCAGAAACTCGGCCAGATCGCCGACGGAATAATTCTTGAACAGATACGGCCACGCCAACACGCGGTGCAAGCCAGAACGGGCGACATAGCCGCTCTTCGCCTTATGTACATGGCTAATCCAGCCGAACGGCTGCAACGCCTGACCATCCAGCGACATGTCGCGCAGGCGGATCTCGCTGCGCGTCTCGCGGTCAGTCTGAAACCAGCTTTGCGGGCGATGGTGTATTTCCCCAGGCAACCACTCGCCGCCCAGCATTTCCCACTCGATCTCCTGACACGAAAAGCCGTGGCCGACGCCGTCCAGCGCATCGAGGATCACATCCTCAAAGTTCGGCACGTCCTGGATCAATTCCTTGGCATAGCCTGCCAGCTTGCGCTCGGCAGCACTGGCACCGCGCGGCGGCACGATGTCCCAATCCACAGTAAGCAACGCGCGCTTGCGCTTGCCCATCTCGGCAAAGATATGCGCATCCTTCTCTTCCATGTCCAGGAATAGATCATGCTGCGCGCGTATGTCTCCCTGCTCGGCGGCCTCCAGTATCTTCGCCAGCCGTGCGGGCGTTAAACCCCGTGACGGATGCCCGGAGAATTCGCGGTGCAGTTGCATCAGCCTGGAGGTCTGCGGCTCAGCCAGTTCGCTGCGCTTGATCGGATTGCCCGAGGCATCCAGTATCGTCGAGGTTGCTACCATGCTCTTCTCCCGCTGTAATTTTCATCGGTGCGCTTGGGGACGCCCTGGTATTCGATAGGTGCGACCTCGCGCTTCATCGCGTAGTGCCCGAGGAACAAGCTGATCGCCGAGTCGCCGTGGCGTTGCAGCTTTTCACCTTCGCCGGTCTGTGTCTTTGATTTACCCAGTTTCGGGATGCCGTCGATAAGCTGCAGCGCGCGCAGGTCGTCACGCACCTGGTTGTCTTTTGGGATGTCATCCAGCGTGCCGTCTTGCAGTGCCGCCTTGAAGCGCGGCATATTTTCAAGATAGAAGGCATTGCTCAACATCACCTGCTCGATACGTGCCTGGCCAAACTTCTGTGCGGCACGTTCTGCCAGATACTGGCCGTTACCGCGCGCATCGAATGCTGCCGAGCGAAAACGTGGCAGGCGGCTGAGGATGTAGAACACGATCTGCTCCTGCTGGGTGAACGGGCAGTTGGACAGTTCAATCTGGCCACGCACGCGGGTGATCAGGTCACGGCCTTCTTCCATGATGTCCAGCACCGTCAAGTCGCCCAGGCGCGCGAAGTCTTCACCGAGGCCATGCGCCATATCTTTATTCAGGCCATCCAGTATCGGTTTCAGATGCTCTTCACACCATTCGGCCACTTCAGCCTGACGCTCCCAGTCCGGCAGGTAAGCAAACTCTGATTTCCATTTGCCGCGCACCAGCGGCGTGTCCGGATTCATCCTCGCCTCGATCAGCCCCATCGTCAGATACGCACCTCCCGATTGCGAGGGAACAACATCCAGCTCTTCGGCTGCATCATCACCATAGAAGGCATAGGCATCAGCTACCCATGCAGCCTCACCTTCGGCAGTCCAAGCGATACCACGGCGCAGGCAGACCCTGAGATATAGCCCTTGCTCGACAGCCTCACGGAAAGTGATGCGATGTACGACACCTTTGCGCTTACCGGCACGCACTTCCTGGATGAGTTCATTGAAGGCATTGTCCTGACCGTCATGCGTCGAGATGATGCGTACCTTGTCGCCCCACAGCAGCATCGCCATCGCGGCCTTGAGCAGCGCATCCAGATCATTGTGGAAGGCAGCCTCATCGATGACGATGACACCTTGCTTACCGCGCAGATTGGTTGGGCGCGAGCTGAGCGCGACGATACGCCTGCCAGTTGCAGGAAAATCGATCTTGTAAGTCTTGATCTCATTATCGCCATCGACAAAGATACCCTCTTCGATCTCAGAGGCGGCATAGTCATAGGCACGCGCCCACATCGCACAGGCTTCGATAAACTCCAGTGCCATGTCTTGCGTAGGGCCGATGTAAAACACGTTCGAGTTATATTCTTCGCGTGCTGCAATCAGTACATCATCAGCAGCCTCGCCCCATGTCCAACCGACCCGGCGTGATTTTTCAGCTATTTTTAACGGGCTGTCATCTTCGATCCAGCGGATCTGATAGGGCAATAACACAGCCGGTGGCGCATCTTTGCGCGCGGCATCGCCCGGGAGACTGACCGGGATGGATTTCACCCGCAAGGGGTAGGCCGGTGGGTTCCCGGCGGCTACGCCGCCACCCTTACGCTCAGTTCTGGATGCCAAGGATTCTGCTCCTGATCTCATTTACAGCAGCAGGCGACAAGCCGCCTTTCTTGGCGATCTTTTCAACCTCTTCAGCAGCTGAGCTTGCTTTTTCGCGCACCTCGGCCTGCCACTTCTGCCGGGCAATATCCAGTCGGCCAATGTCGGCAAAGGCACGGGAAATTAGCGACAGGGTTTTTGCGGTATCCGCCGGATCATCACTGGAGCTCTTTAGTTTTAATGAGACGCGCAGCAGGTTATCCTGCATGATCGTAGAGGCCGCAGACAGCATCGCATCGTCGTTCTCATCACCGGATTGGCGTGCAGCCTTCGCCAGTGCGCGGGTACGGCGGGCATCTGCCATCGCCTCATCAAACTCAGCTTCCAGCGCACTGCCGTGGCGATGCAGGGCGGACTTTGAGATGTCGTAGCCCATGCTTTTCAGCCATTCGGCAAAGCCTTCATACCCCGAAAAACCCGACGCGATCAGCCTGGCATTAAATTCATCCAGGATTGCGGGTGGCAGCGCATCCACTTTAGAGCGGCGCGCCATTACAGTTCTCCCGGCTCCGGCGTGCCGATACCAGGCAGGCGGATCAGCCCACGCGCCACAGACAGACCATCGTCAGTCAACGCGATCAGCCCGGCGTCGGGCGCATCAACCAGCCCAAGATCAGCCAGAAAAGCACACTCAACAGCCAGCTTGGTCAGCGTCATCGGATATCCGGTGATCTCCAGTTCCTGCCGCAGATTGCGCGGTTCAGCGCGGTATTGAGGGCGCAGCGATAATGCCGTAAGAATATGCAAGCGGCGTGCGGCGGTCATCAAATGATCTTTCAATAATCCCTGGTTCACTTCATCCCCTTCGCGGTGATTTGATTCAGTATCAATTTCAGCGTATCGCTCTGGCCGCGATTCTCGCCGACCAGTTGATTCACCGTGCCAGCCAGCGCATTCAGCGATTCATAGACCTTGGCAATATCGTTATGGTCAGGCGCTGATTGACTTCGCGCCTCTATTTTGGAAATTCGTTCACCCTGCGTGCCAAATTTGATGCTGATGTCATCCTCCAGTTTTCCGATGCGGTCATTGGTGACCTTATCCTGGTTGGTCAGATAGACATAGATGCCGATACCACCGATCATGACAAATTGCAGTATCTGAAAACCCAGCTTTAACCATTCCATATCCATATCACACCCTTTGTTTTTGCTGCTTTTCGCGGAGCTGAAAATCATCCCGGCAATCGGTATCGCAAAAGCACCCCTCGAACACCACCTCGTCGCAGTTGTAGCAAAAGCCCAGCGCAGGCATGGCAGGTTTGAGCGCCTGATCGCGCAGCGCATCGGCACGGCGGAGTTCTTCAAAGGCTTGCGCCTGGTCAAGTTGATCGGTCATT